TATTTTATCTAAACGGACAGCAAAATAGTACGCAAGCTGTTTCAAGTAATTTACAAACTAATGGAAATGGTGGGCAAATAGGCAATCAACAATTTGCTACTGGAAGATTTTTCAACGGCTCTATCTCAAACTGTTCAATCTGGAACACAGCTTTAACATCTGCACAAGTAACAGAAATTTATAATGAAGGTGTACCATCTAACCTAAACAACCATAGTGCATACTCAAACTTAGTAAGCTGGTGGCAGTTAGGAAGTAATAGTTCTTTCAATACTAACTGGACAGTATTAGATGAAGTAACTGCAAGTGGCAACAATGGAACTTCTGCAAATATGGGAGAAGATGCTATAGTTGATGGAGTAAATACCTATGGAGGAGGAACAAGTTCTGGAATGGGAGGAGATGAAGTTATTGGAGATGCACCTTACAGCAGTAGTAATTCTCTTAGTGTAAATATGGATGTAGAAGATAGAGTAACAGATACACCAAGTTAAAATTTTAAAATAAATAAAAATGAATAATAGAAGTTATATAGTAATTAGTTTAAATGATACGGATAGCGTGCTATGGTCGCAAATAAACCAAAGTTCTGCACAAAGTATGAGAAGAAACTTAGCAAACACTCAAGGTTTATTAAGCTATAGTGTAACACCAAGTTTTATTTCAAATGGTTCAATTTCGCCAATAGGTGATATTATGAACCAAACAGAAGCTCTTGAATTATTGCAAACCGATGCTTGGAGTGAGCCAATGCCAGAAGAATGAGAAAATCTACAATACTAAAGAAATACAAACCTAAGAAAAAGCGTAAAGGAATCCACGCTAAGACTAAAACGTCTACGACTAAAGGATCTAAATTGTATGTAAAGAAATACAATGGACAAGGTAAATAATTTAAAGATGGATGACCACAGTTTATTGATAGCTTTAATCTCAGCTTTAGGAATTAAAGAAATATGGAACATAATAAAACAAAAAATAGACATTGGAGCTAAAAGAGAACAGCGTCAGGATTCTCTACAAGCTCAGGTCATACTACAGCTTAAAGACAAAATAGAATCTTTAGAGTCTAGAATTGATGTGTTAATCCAAGAAAACACACAACTAAGAGAAAAACTTGCTAGAGTTGAGGAGCGTTTAATACTAAACGCAAAAAAAAAAGTCAATAGAAAAATAAAAAGAGATGAGGAAAATTGATAAAATTATAGTTCATTGTTCTGCTACTAGAGAAGGTCAAGACATACCAGTTGAAACTATAAAGAAATGGCACGTTGAAGGTCGTGGCTGGTCAGACATTGGCTATCATTTTTATGTTGAACAAGATGGCACTATTAAAAAGGGAAGAAATATAGACAAGTCTGGTGCCCATACACTCGGAGAAAATAAAACTTCTATTGGGATTTGTTATTGCGGAGGGGTTGAGGCAGACGGTAAAACACCTAAAGACACTAGAACAGAAAGTCAAAAAGAAAGTCTGTTACATGTACTTAAAACATTAAAAGCAATGTTTCCAGAATCTACTATTTATTCACATAATGAGTTTGCTAACAAAGCCTGTCCATCCTTTAACGCCACTGCTGAATATAAAGATTTATAGGTGAAGAAACTAAAAGACAGTAAAATAGGAACATTATTAAAAGAGAAAGCTCCTAAAGTTTTAGAAATTATTGGGGATGTTTTACCTTCTAGTGGTACTATGGGAATATTAAAAAACATTATTTCTAAAGATCCTGACTTAACACCAGAAGAAAAGGCAGAACTACACAACCAAGTCACAGAACTTTATAAACTAGAAGTAGCAGACAGAGACTCAGCTAGAAAAAGAGAAGTTGAAATTACTAAAGCTGGAGGTAATGACTGGATGATGAATGTAACAGGAATTATTGGTTTGTTTTGTTTTGTTTTTATAGTATATGCAGTTGTATATATTCCACAAGTTTTAGAGAATGAGTTATTTATTCATTTAATGGGGATGGTTGAAGGTGTTGTCATTGGTAATATATTTGCTTTCTATTACGGAACAAGCTCAAAAAAGTAAATTAAATATTTTTATTATATTTACAAAAACCAACACTAAAGAATTTTGAAATCTCATAATAAAAGGTGGAAAGATAAAGGCAACCCACGCTACAGACTTAACCAAGACGAAGCAGAAATAATAAACAACTACAGACGAGCTATTCAAGAATGTGAAAAAGAGGGTTTAGACCCTCAGACTTTACATAGTGGATGGATTAAAAACGACAACGCTAGTCTATATTTTAAGCAACCTAAAGCAACAGAAAAAGACTTTAAGAAACTAGCTAAAGAAGTTATAGAAGAGGCTAAACAATATTCGCCTAAATATCCAAAACTAAATTATAAGAAATACACAGACGGACATTTATTATTTATGTGTCCTAGTGATTTGCATATAGGAAAGCTGTGTAGGTCTTTTGTAAGTGGTGAGGAGTATAACAATCAAATAGCTGTTACAAGGGCGTTAGAAGGCGTTAGAGGATGTTTAGCAAAGTCACAAGGGTTTAACATAGACAAGACTATTTTATTACTCTCAGGAGACTTATTGCATGTAGATAATTTTAACATGACTACAACTGGTGGAACCCGTCAAGATAGTGACGGTTTACTCTCAGACCATTTTTTAATAGCTAAAAGGTTGATGGTTGAAATAATAGAAATGTTGTTACAAGTCTCTAAGGTCCACGTAATGTTTACACCTGGTAATCATGACAATACAGTGGGATGGATGGTTGCAGAGTTATTAGCTGCATGGTTTAGACATAATAAAAATGTTTCTTTTGATGTTAGTTTACAGATGCGTAAATACTACAAGTATAAAAAGAACTTAATATCTTCTTGTCATGGTCATAAGATCAAGGCTGACACGTTACCAATGATAGTAGCTGACGAATGTCCAGACTGGTCTAGTACAAAATATAGATACATGTTTACTCAGCATATACATCACAAAATATCTAAACAATATCCAGGACTCTGGGTGGAGTCTCTTATGTCAACGTCGGAAGCAGACTATTGGCATTCTACGAGCGGCTATCAAAGTTCTAATAATAAAGCTATAGAGGCTTTTCTATTTAGTGAGTTTGGACAAATTGCTAGAATAACACACCTCTTTTAACAATCGTTTGTTAATAAAGTTTCTTTAATTTATTTTGTATATATAAATATAATTACATATATTAGCTAAAAGTTCTTTGAGATAGTTGGGAAACAAAGTTGTGTTTACAGGAAACTAAGACGTGCAACCAGCGGTGAGAGTCTATATAATAGAGACGCTATATAAAGTAAAGATGTTCAACGTATAACATCTATTGGGCTATAAGCGTAACCCAAATATTAATAGGACGGCGGGACTGGCAATGTAAAAAGATAGCATACCGAAGCGTGGCATGTGGCTTTACTACCTTAAATGGTATATCGGACGGAAACTAAGAAGCAAGTAGAGAAACGTATGTGGCTATTGACCGCACTTAAACCAAAGTAAAACTGACGGAAAACATAAGAGCTTTAAGTAGCTTCTATCTCATTGAACTTTTTTTGTTAAATTAAAAAAATAAAAAATGTCAAGAACAATTAACTATACTACTAGGACTTTTTATGTACCAGCCGACAAGCTAGAAACATTAATTAAGTTCCAAAATAAATGCAAAGAGAATGGACACAAGTCTTATTCTGAGGTAATTCTAAAACTTATGGAGGACTATAACGATGGATAAATACGAGTTTTACTACAGACAAAAACAAGAATGGGACTATTGGCAAGCTAACCAAAGACACAACTTTCTAAGTGATAGACTGCTAGCTATTATAAGTCAGGTCCAATGGAATAAGGGCATTCTTAAAAGGACTAAACTTAGTGACAATGACCTAGAAATCCATCAAAATAGATTTAGTAATTTAATAACTGAGGTTGTTAAAATATCTATTGAGCTAAAAGAATTAGCTATTAATTACAATCCAAAGAGGATCAAACAATTAATCATTATATTAACCAAAATTAAAAACTACAACAATGAACCAATTGAAAACAGTTGACATAAAGGGCAAAGCCTATGTCACAGTAAACGAGAGAATTAAATATTTTAGAGAAAAATTTACAGGATATTCAATGACCTCAGAAATAACTCACATTAACGACAATGGAGTAATAATAAAAACAACTATCAAAAACGATGCTGGAATAGAAGTTGCGTCAGGACACGCACACGAAAAGCAGAACTCAACTTTTATAAACAAGACTTCTTTTATAGAGAATTGTGAGACATCTAGTTGGGGTAGATGTTTGGCTAACTTTGGAATAGGAGTAGATTCTAATGTAGCTAGTGCTGATGAAGTAGCTAACGCAATTAAAAACCAATAAGATGAAAGAATTTAAAATAAGATGTTCAGCTATTGGTAAAATAATGACCAATCCTAGAAGTAAAACAGAAACACTTTCTAAAACAACTAAAACTTATTTAGAGGAGTGGAGCAAAGAGCAAATCTATAACCGTAAAAAAGAGGTATTTAGTAAGTATATAGACAAAGGAAATGCTGTAGAAGTAGACTCTTTAAATTTTATATCTAAAGAATTAGACATTTCTAATTTAGTAAAGAATGAAGAGTCTTTTGAAAATGGCTTTTTAACAGGAACTCCAGACGCTATTTTAGATGAATATATAATAGATGTAAAAAATAGTTGGGATTGTTTTAGCTTTCCTCTATACTTTAATAGTGTACCTAACAAAGACTATTACTGGCAAGCTCAGGGCTACATGGCTTTGACTGACATAGACAGATATAAATTAATCTATACACTAATGGACACTCCAGAGGAGTTAATACAAAGAGAATACTTTGGAGACGAAAGCACTGACTTAGTAGAGTTCGCTAGTAAATATAAATATTCTGACATAGACTCTAGATATAGAATTAAAGTGTTTGAAATCTATAGAAATGAAGAGGACATAAGGAAGATTTATGATAGAGTTCAAGAGTGTAGATCATACCTAAAAAGCCTTTGGGTAGACTTAAATTTTTAGATTATGAAATATAAAAACACTGACTATATAGTAAGAGATACTGAGTTTTATAATGATGGATTATCGATTTCTAAAACTAATATTAGATATGATTTTCTAAAAGTTATGCCTGTATATAAATGGCAATATTCTCATGAGCTTTTAGTAAAACAAAAAGACACTTATTGTGACGGATGTTTTCATCAATTTTTACAAGAATTTGAAACTTGTGGTAGCAATACAAAAGATATAATTAAGTTAAATTGCTTAGATAAAAAACAAAAAAACAAACTAATAAAATTGATTGAAAGATTAAAAAAAGAAAGCGAAAAGCCAGATTCTGAATCTTGGTTAGTATAAATAATAAATAAATAAACAATGGATAAAAAACAAACAATCTACTGCGGAGGCGGTAAAAAAATGAATGATAACTGGATGACTGTTACTGTTCATATTGACAAAGTTAAAGAACATGTTTTCAATTATAAAGGAAGCAAGTATCTTAAATTAAATGTAAACCTAAAGGACCAGCCTGATCAATACGGAAAAGATGTTTCTTTAAGTGTTAACACATACAACCCAGAAGAACAAAAAGAGACTAAGCCAGTGGCAGAGGTTTCTAATAGTTCTGATGACTTACCCTTTTAAGTATCATGAAAGAGTCAAGAGTCTTGAAAGCATTGGGTTTAAGTTCGTTAGATATACAAAATATGTTGACAAACGGAATGACAATGCCTGAAATTGCTAAAAAATATAAAATAACTTATATTA